AGAGATGTTGGTCTTTATGGTGGTGATAGTCAAAAACTAAGACTCTTCAGAGACGGTGGTTTTGAATTATCCTCTAGTGAGAGTCAAGGTGTAAATCAAACTAAAGGATCTTCGATCATGCAGGTTTGTGATAATGCACCTCTAACAATAAACTCAGAGGGTGATATTACCATCAGAGCAAAGAATAAGTTGATACTCAAGGCAGATCTAATAGAAATACAGTCAGATCATGCAAGTGAAGATGGTGTCACCATTATGGCAGAGCATGATATCAAACTCAGAGCAGGTAATAATACTATTATAACATCAGATAATATAACTATAGATGCCAAAGAGAGAATCGTTTCACATTCTGAGGGGTGGCAGATATTGATTGGTCAATGTATTAGATTACATGAACCAGTTACTAAGTTGTGCCCTGCACCACTTCTTGATTACATAAATGATCAAATAGCAACACTAAAAGGATAATGGCAGGTATACGTGACTTAGACAGTGGAAAAATCTACATTGGACAAGAGATTCCAAAGTTAGATAGAGCTGTTGATACCTTGAATGGAGATAAACCTTACGATGGAACACTGGCAGTTACAGGTCCAACGTTTATTGGTGGACACTCAACAAATGCAGCAGGGGTGCTCAATGTAGGTACAGCACTAGGTGATTTCAAACCTAATACGGATGGTAGAGCATTAGATATAGAGGGTGATGTCAATATTGTAGGTGAAAAGGCAGTGAATACAGTGTATATTGATGGTGATGTATATGTCACGGGTGATGTGGACTGTGGTAATAAAGGGAGACTCGCTTCTAGATTCGCAACTGCTGACGCTAAACCCAAACCATTCGACATGGTTCATCCCACTAAGGGTGAGGGTCATAGACTAAGATATGCTTGTATTGAAGGACCTGAGGTTGGTGTATATTTCAGAGGTAGAACTCAAGATAATGAGATTATATTACCAGACTACTGGAAGGATCTTGTAGTAATTGACACTATCACGGTTCAAACACAATCAGTGGGAACATCACAGGACATCATAGTAAAGGAATGGGATGATAGTAAGATAACTTTAGAGGGTGTGACTGATTGCTTCTATCATGTTTATGGTGAGAGGAAGGATGTGAACCCACTTGTGGTAGAATATGAAGGACAAACTTGGGAAGATTATCCAGATCCAGATTACAATGACCCTGCATACTCTAGATAGTGTGCTATACTAAAAATAAAATCATGGAAACTTGTGGAACTGTAAAGGTCGATGGTATCATCGAACTACCAGATTATATGGTAGGTAAGATTGACCCTGAAACTTTGTGTGTACAACTGACTCCTATTGGTGTGTCTCAAGATTTATTTGTTCACTCAATACCATATGGAGCAAAAATTGTAATTAGAAATGGTGCAGGTGGACCTATCAATGCATACTATCATGTGCATGCAAAACCTTTATTAGAAGATGATGACCATGCACACTACCGCACGACTGACATTTGACTTTGAGCACAGGTGTGCTATTATAGGTGGAGTTACTAAAAATCAAATGTTCACTGATCAGTTTGTAGACCGTCTTGAAATCTGTATGTCAGGCAAGTGGTTTAGATTATATGGATCAGAGGCAGAAATCAAAAAAATTGAGTGTAAGGATGTTGATCAGTTTATGAGAGTATATGAGGTTGCAAAACTTGCCGAAGAGATAGATAGTGAAATCAAAGTTGTATATGTCTAGATTTCCTCTATCTGATATCAAATTTCATGATGTTCCTGTTGTAGGTCAATTCTATACCAAACAGGAAGTAGATAAGTTGATAAAACAGGCAGTGGATGAAGCAAGACGTATTGATGAGGAGTCAATGCGTAAACATAATAGAGATGCAACTGTGATAAGTATGATACTTGGTTTTACTACTCTAGCACTATTTGTTGATGGTTTATTACGCTTGTTGGGGGTTACTCCACCATTCATGGGTATAGACATTGATATACTTGATAAAATTGTAGATAAGGTTGAATCTGACCTGCTTCCACTGGTGCAGAAAATACCTCGAATCTGAGTAGTATAAATAAGTTGAAGGAATGGTGTCAGGATTCATAGGTAATGCCACTTAGTAGACTTGAAAATTTTCTAAAGAATGTACAAGGGAACGTTATATACGTAAACCCAGAAGAACTTGATGCAACGGATGACGTAAGCAATACTGGTAATTCCAGAACTCGTCCGTTCAAAACAATACAAAGAGCACTGATAGAATCTGCTAGATTCTCATATCAGTTAGGTAAAGACAACGATAAGTTTGATAAAACTTCTATTATGGTGTCACCTGGTGTGCACTATATTGATAATAGACCTGGTTTTACGATTGATAGTTCTGGTAATATAACTGATGTAAATGGTACAGCAGCGTCAATAAGTGAATTATCAATAGGTACAAAGTTTGATATACAAGACCCAGATAACGTATTATATCACTTCAACTCTATACACGGTGGTGTAATACTACCAAGAGGTACATCTATTATTGGTACAGACCTCAGAAAAACAAAGATAAAACCCAAATATGTTCCACAACCAGATAATGATGCGATAGATAGGTCTGCTATATTCAGAGTAACTGGTGGTTGCTTCTTCTTCAACTTTAGTTTATTCGATGGTGACCCTGCTGATAGAATATTCAGAGATTATACGAGTAATGTATATGCTCCAAACTATTCTCACCATAAACTAACTTGTTTTGAATTTGCTGACGGAAATAACACTGTAGCTGGCAAAGGTAATACTGACTTAGACATGTATTATGCTAAGTTGACTCTTGCTTATGGTACTAATAGTGGTAGAGCACTACCAAACTATCCAGCGAATAAAGATTTCCAGAAGACTGTTGATGAATCTAGAATTGTTGGTGCTGTATCAAGACTTGGTGATCTTGAGATAGACGACATATATTCAGGTACAGATCCATCGGCATCGACTGCTACCACTGTTGTTACTGTTGTTACAAAGACTGATCATAATCTAAACGTTGATACTCCTGTCATTGTAAACGGTGTAAGTAATGCTGACTATGATGGTAGTCATGTAGTAGCACAGGTATTGAGTTCTACATCATTTACATTCACAGTGCCTGTAGCACCACCATCTACAGCAACACCGTCACTCACAGGTCTAGCACCTACAGTTATAGTAGAGAGTGATAGTGTAACTTCTGCATCTCCATATGTATTCAACTGTTCACTACGTTCAGTGTTTGGTATGTGTGGTATGCTTGCTGATGGTAGTAAAGCGACTGGATTCAAATCTATGGTTGCTGCTCAGTTCACAGGTATTGGTCTACAGAAAGATGATAATGCATTTGTAAAGTATAATAAGACTTCTGGTACATGGCAAGACCAAGCAACTCTTGGTACATCGGTAACATTACACACTGATGGTCTTGCTATATTCAAACCTGATTATGAAAATTTCCATATCAAGGTAACTAGAGAAGCAGTTTTACAAATTGTATCATGTTTTGCTGTGGGATATGCAAAACAATTTGTTACTGAGTCTGGTGGTGATATATCACTCACAAACTCTAACTCTAACTTTGGACATACTGCTTTAGAAGCAGATGGTTTCAAACCAGCAGCGTTTATCAAAGATGATAAGGCATATATTACCAGTATAGTACCACCTAAAAAAGACTTTAGTAAAGAGGAAGATGTAAACTGGATTTCTGTTGATGTTCAAGCAACTATTGGTTTATCAACAGACACTAAATTATTCCTAACTGATTTCAAAGTCAAGGACACAGTTCCAGTAAAGACTGCCAGTGGTTTTACTGTCGGTAATAAGATAAATGATAAATTATTCTGTTCAATACAAAATATAACTTACGGTGCTGACATACTTATGCCAGGTCCTTTGGCGGACACTGACACATGGGCATCAGGTAAGAAAGAAATCATAGTAGCAAGAAGTTCTGGTAGCAACTCAATTACCAGTAATATTATAACTCTAGAAGATACACATAAGTTCAATACTGGTGAGAAGATAAGATTCTACTCTGATTCAGGATCACTACCAGATAATATTGAAAGTGATAGAGATTATTTTGCTATCACATCTGGTCTTGCAGCCAATCAGATAAAAGTTGCAACCACATTCAACAATGCTACTGCAGGTAGTGCCTTGTCTGGTATAAACAACTTGGGTGGTAAGATAACAGTAGTATCAACTGTTGATGGTAAAGAACCAGGTGAACCAGGTCATCCAATACAATACGATACCACTGATGGATGGTATGTCAACGTTGGTGCTGCGAACTCATTACGTGCTGCCATAGTTACAAACCAAGGATCAGTTTCTGTCAATACAAACAATACATTTATTGTAAGAAAACCTGACACTAGAAAAGATTTAGAGAAAATATATCGTATCAGATTTGTTGTGCCTGACGATTCAACAAACGCTGCTGCACCTACAAATGGATTCACAATACAGGAGTCAGCAACATTCATTGATGACACCTATTATAGAAATGACAATACTGATATAACATCAGTATCAAATCTAAGAACACAGAGTGCAATCGTAGATGCATCATGGAGTTCCAGCTCCAATGCGGGTATTATCACATCTCAAACCCCACATAGGTTGGGTGTTGGTAATATAGTGGAGATAAACAGACTAAGAAGTGGTAATAATAGTAATGGTGTAGACAATACAGGATTCAATGGATTATTTGAAGTCACTTCAATCAATAGTGAGATATCGTTTAGTGTTGGGTTGAATACTAATCCTGGCGGTATTAGTACTATAACAGCAAATGTACCCTATACTAGACATGATCAGTCGGTAGTTGGTTCAGGTAGGACTTTCGCACCTTTCTTTACCAAGAGAGAATATAATAAGTCTTATCAAATATTCAATAACGAAGAAGTACAAGAGTTCAAAAAGGATATACAGGATGGTATATACGACCTAACTGTCTTGGGTTATATCGCACAACCTAGTGTATCTCCATTCTCCACTACCCAGAATTACTTTGCACAGAATATAAACAATCTAAGACCATCATCTGATCCTGATAATCAAAATGATGATCCAGAAGCAGCAGTATCACATGCTCTTAGGGAGAAGATTGGACAAGTAGTTACCAATGATCCAAAGAAAAGTGTAACGAAAGAATTAATACATAATTTTGTTGAAGAAAGTCATATTGGAGTAGGTATAACTGGTGGATCACACTCTGCTGGTGACACTACAATAGACACTGATAGAGATCATGGGTTCAATGCTATCACCGCAATCAAGAGTGTGACTGGTGGTGCTGGTTATGGTACCAGTAGTGGAAATGCTGAGTTCTATTATAATATACCTTTGACAGGTGGAACTGGATTCAACGCTACAGTAGATGTAACAGTTGGAGCAAGTGGTACAATAACAAGTGCTGAACTCAATAACTATGGTTCAGGATATGAACCAGGTGATGTTTGTATTATAAGTGGAGTTCCTTTTAGACCATCAGGAGCTACAACTAATTGTACTATCACCGTTGATACTATCAACAA